GTTTCCCAGTCACGATCGACACCCCAAGTACCAAATTTTGGTGTATCTATTTGTAGATAAGCCTTACCACTATTACTGGCGTATTTGATAGTACTTATAGAATCAGTTCCTATTAAGGCGTATCCGTTTGAATACGAAAAACCAGCCGCTGTTATTCTTCCGGAAGCAGTTATACCTTGTTGAGTTTTAATATCGTTAAATACATTTAAGAATCCTTGTATATCGACAATAGTGTTACCAGTACCAGTAAAATTCCTTATGTTAAAATGGGGAGTAATTAATTCAAGTCTATTTCTTTGGTTAGCATGGGTTATAAATCTATGGTATTGACCAGTATTAGCATTTTCTGAAAAGGTAGCCTCTTTATCCAAAATACCAAAATCCAAATAAGCTGAATGACCAGCTCCGTTAGTCCTTATTCCGACTCCTTTGTTACCGTCGCTACCACCTATTTCAAGGTTAGATGGATTTTCTGCGCCGTTTATAAACAAATTGGATACTTGTAACCAACCTTGAGAATTACAACTCATTACAACTTGTTCTAGGATGTTTCTGATTATAATATTACCATTACTTATATCTAATAGACCACTATCTAAATTAAATGACGTTTTACCGTCGATACTTTTTAATAAACCAGCTTCGATTAAATTGGCTGTGAATTTCATAGCAGTGGCTTCATTTATAACAAGCCTTCCATTTTGACCTATACCAACATAAGGCCCGTTATAACCGGTACGACTAACTCCTAAACCATCTTGGTTCCATCGCCATACAACAACCGCTGTATTTATGTCATCAGTATCCATTACTAAGATTTCGCTTGGGTTTCTAGGAGGATTTATTCTAACATAACCACCATTATTGCCAGTTATATCATTAGTTAATGATCCGATAGCTTTTTCGAAGTAGCTTTTGGTGGAATCTAAACCGTCTTTTATCTTATCATCAGTTTCGTTTGAACTATCAATGATATTATTTGTTAAGGAGCCGCTAGGTTCACCTATTTCGATTGAGGTGTATCTATTAAGCATTGGGTTATAATGAGTTTTTATACATCTGGCGGTTGCTTTTATATTAGCCGCCTCGAATAATATGGTTAGCGTATCACCTAATTCAATTTTATCAATTAACTTTATTTGGTGTTGGTCCACTGCATTAGATAGTTGTACGAATGACAAAGTCATGTTAACTTTTGGTATTCCGATTTTTTCTTTTTCTATATATTCTTCAGCTTTCTTTGTAAGGTCTTCTTTAGTTGGTTTTTCATCGAATTCGTTTGATAAATCAAGAGGATATATTCTAGTATAATTATATTCACCAGAACCTTTAACTAATTTACCAGGAATAGTTATAATTTCACCAGTTGGTTCGAATGTTTCTTTATCAACTACATTATAATACGGGTATATGTGGGTGTATACGTTTGAGTTGGTTTCTTCTTGATTTATGTCAGTTAAATTTTTACCATATTTTATAACAACTCCATTATTAGAACCTCTATTTTTATTAACATATATCGTGAACTTATCAAACAGATATTCTGGAGCATATGCTCTTTTTATATTAGAACCCAATATAGACCTTATTGATTTTGGTTCAGTCACTCGTATTTCTCCAGTTTCAACACTATTAGTTATATCAGTGAAATAGTTAAATGGTGTTGTTATAGTTTCACTATTTTTAAGCTTTGTTATAGCGTCTATACAACTAGTTGCATTAAATGGCTCCACTGTGTACCCCGATGCATCATACGAAATATGTTCGGCACCGATAGTTACTGTTCTATTTATTGGAGTTGAAATTGTATATATTCTAAACGGCTGAGGCGTTCTGAATGGAGACGGTTTAGTAAATACAATATTTCTTAACTTCAAATGATTAAATAATGGAGCATCAATCGGATACGAAAAGGATATTTCGAACTCTTCATTTAACCCCTCAACCACATCAATATCGTAAGCATCGGCTAATTTACCAAGACCCATGGATTTGAATTCAGTTTCAGTTGAATTATATAATATCATATATACCACCACCTAGGTTTTATTACAACTTTCGTTACTCCGCCAGAATAAGTTATTTCGTTAACTCCAGAGGACAGTTTTGGAATTCCATTTTGAAGTTCCATTATCGAACTTTTATTAATAGTACCCAAATATACTTCTTCACTATCACAATCCATTACTAGACCGTTAGACAACTCTTTTATAGTAATACCATATCCATTAATGCTAACAGACCCTTCTCCAGAACCATAAAAAGTTATATGGGGTTTAGATTCGAATTGGGTCGGATTATTAAGTATGGTTCCATTAAAACATTCAGCTCCAATATCGCCGCTTTTTAAGAATCGTTCAGGACGTCTATTAAAAGTTATAGTTGCTTTACCGGCTTGTTGTAAAACATTGATTATTGGTTCGTTGTTTACTACTGTGGCCAGCATGTAAACGTCTGGTAAGTACGAGTCTTCTAAACGTCTGTACCCGTACCCTGTATTTAACCAATTAGTTATAACAGGAGCTAGGGAGGCGAAATCACCTCTCTCAACTCCTAATGATATAGTATAACTTCTTTCAACATTATCATAGCGCCCATTATCGATGTACAAATCACCACTTCTTCCAGGAACTGATATAACTTCATAATTTCTACTAGGCACTTCATAATCAGGTGGAGTCTCAACTCTAATACCCAATTCATCGGTACTAATACCATTATATATTATTACGCCCATACAGCGTTCCTCCTTTCAACTTTTCGTTGTAATACTTTGTCTATTTGATTTGCTATATCTTTAGGATTATCGCCTGTTATATTAAATGTGTTATGAATAGTATTGTTGGTACTATTTGTATTATTAGTTATCGTTTCACCAGTTAATGTATTGCCTCTACTAACTCTACCAGCAGCATTTATAGCAGCGTCGCTAGTTGTCGATAACGAATAATCACCATCTAACATATTACCAATCTGCGAACTTCCATTTTGAATTTTACTAAGGTCTAACACTGGAACTATTCTTGGTTGTAGATTTGGGTCGTCGTTTAATATATCATCAATGCCAATTAATGCACTTTTTACCGAAGCTAGAGCTGTATCAGCAACATTAACAGCCTCACTCTCAACCAAACCACCATATTTCTTAAATCCATTAGCCATACCTTTATCAGACCATCTACCTACTTCGGCGAATTCTCTAGATGGTGAATGTATTCCTAGTAGTTTTTTAGCACCTTTTAAGGCAGCACTAGCAACATTCTTAGCCGCATCTACTACTGTAGAAACTCCATTTTTTATACCGTCTGCTAACCCACTAACTATATTTCCACCAACTGATAATGCGTCTTTAATAGCAGCTTTAAACTCATTTATTATAGCTGTTATTAATCTTTTACAAGCATTTCTAACTTCAGGTCCTTTTTGTTCAACGGCATTAGCTAATCCATTGACCATTTTAATAATCATATCAGCAGCGGCGTTAACTACTCTTGGGACATTCTCTCCAATAGTATTTAGAATAGCGACTATAATGTTAGTAATAGCATTCGCTATCTTAGGAACACCATTTGCGATATTATTTAGTATATCGCTTATTAGAGTAATTATGAAGTTAGTAAGTTTATCTGATATCAATGGTAAATTTGTAGTTAGTGTGTCTAACAGAGTCATTATCACCGTCATAACAGCTTCGATTATATTAGGTGATAGCACTATTATTAAATCAAGTATAGTTAATAATATAGACTTAACTGCTTCACCAATCTGAGGAGCCAAAATTATAACAGCGTCCAATAAGCACATTAAGAACGTTGTAATACCTTCTATAAATATAGGTATATTATCATTAATTGTTTGTAATAGCGCTGCTAGTATTTGAGATAGTGCTCTGTGTATAGCTTCTCCATTATAACCTAATACAGTTAAGAAACTAACTAAACCTAATGCTACTGCTGAAGCGAATATAGGTATTACAGAAGCAACGGCCATTAAGGCTGATACTAATGCTAAACTACCACCTACTACACTACCAGCAAACATAGTCATTCCAGTAGCTAATATCATAAGAGAACCACCTACTACAGCCGAAGCTGCTCCTAGAGCTAATAATCCCAAAGCTAACATACCCATCACTGGAACCACTGGAGCTAATATTAATGCGGCACCACCAAAAGTAGCTAAAATTCCAATAAACACTAATAAACCTTTGGCTATTGTACCCCATTCAATGCTACCTAATGATTGTATACCTTTGGATAATATTAGCATGGCTCCGCCTAAAACAACTAAGCTTGTTGATATACCTATGGTGTTCTTCGGGAACAGTTTCATCGTTAGTCCTAAACCACCCATAACAGCAGTCATCGCTGATATCCCTTGTATTAATGTCATAATATTCATATTACCTAGTATGGCTAAAGCGCCAGATAATGCTGTCAAAGCTACTCCTAATATTAACAAGCCAGTGCTAATAGATACCATATTGCCTTGGAAACCACGCATGGTATTTGTGAATATCGACAATTCAGCCAAGGCGATTGCTAATACTATGAACCCCTGTTGTAGGGTATCAATTTTCATATTACCAAATATGGCTAAAGCTCCTGCTAGTACGACTAAAGACATCGATAATGGGATTAAACTTAAAGCGACCTTAGTTGCATTTTGAACTCCTTTAGTGCTATTTAAGAATAGACTTAAACCTGTCATTACAGCCGCTAAAGCACCTAAGCTTTTAAGTATTGTATCGGTATTCAAGTTACCAATTATAGCCATAGCTCCGGCTAATGCATATAATGAAGTAGCCATAAGTATTAGCGCTGCGCCTTGAGCCGGCCCTATAGTAGCTCCGTCTAATGACTTAGTTAACACGAATAGTAATGCACAAACGCCCGTCATAGCAGTTAAGCTTTTACCTATCTCGGACCAGTCTAATTCAGATAACTTAACAAGAGCTGAAGCTAAAATATTTAATGCAGTCGCTATTCCGACTAAGGCTACTATTGATGCTGTTGACTCGCCTATCGATTTAGGGTCAATCTTATTAAACGCCCATAACGCTCCCATCATACCAGCTATAAGAACTCCTAATGCTGTAACTGCCGGTATTAATCTAGCTGGATCTACTTTAGAAATAATGAATATTGAGGCCGCTAATAATGCTATTGAAATGGCTATCTTTTTTATTATATCAGCTTTTATATCTTTTTGGTATGTTTTAAGTGTGTCACCTAACGAGTCTAATACTTCTATAGCACTATCTTTAAAAGAACCAACTCCTTTGGTAAATTCTTTTATCAGGTTGAATATTTTCTTTACTGCAACCGCTAACACCGTGAATAAACCAGCGTTAACAAAGTCTATGGCTTGAACATTTGAATCTTTTATTTTATTCATTATAGAATCAAAGAATTCTCTAATATTGCTAATGGCCGTCTTAGTAAAATTTAAAAAGCTTTGTATTCCATTTTGAATTGATTTAAATACGCCTTTTACAAAGTCCCCAGCTTTCTCCATTGGTTTATAAGCTTCATTCCACTGTCTAACAAATTCTATTGTTTCTGATACTTTTTCTTTACCGACCGAGTACCAATCAGACATAGTCTCTCCAAATTGGATAGTGTATCCTTTTATGAAATCAATTGCTTTTGGTACTTCAGTAGCAGCTGATGTCGAGAATTTATTTAGGAATTCAGAAACTTTTTCGCCGGCTTTCTGCATAAAACTAATAGCATTTTCTAGAAACTTAGAGCTTTGAGCGGCTTCAACAGCTTTAGTTATGAATCCCCCGATAGCACTAGTTACACCAAAGAACATATCTATTAGTGATGTTCCCGTACCAGCCATTCCTGAGAATAAAGCTCCTATAGGTTGTAGTATAACCCCTACTAATTTAAATATTGAAAACACTCCTTCGAATGTTTTACCAATTAATTCACCAGTTTTATCAGTGATTTTTAATTTTTCAGTTATTGATTCAAATCCTTTAGATAACGATATTAATCTATCAGAATTCCATGGGTCTATAATCTTTTTAAAAGCGTTATATATCGGTCCTAGTAAATTGCCAATGCTTTCCATAATATTTTTAAGACCGTTTAGCACAGCAGTTCTACCACCTTCGGCTTTCCAAGTAGCAAGTGATTCATTTCTGTAGTCGGCCATAGGTCCCATTATATTACCAAACCCTTCACTTATTGAAGTTAATAATTCGGTAGATTCTTCTTTGTTACCTATTATATTTTCCCATGTAACAGCCCATCCAGAACCAACTGTTTCTTTCATAGTATCTATTAATTGAGAGAATGTTTTTACTTTAGTTGCGGCATTAACTAAACTTTCGTCATTGGCCATTTTCTCCATTGTCTTTATGAATATATCACTAGACAACCAGTTTTGAGCCAATGAGTATCTGAATCCTTCACTAGTGTCAACATATACTCCCATATCAGCGGCTGTTTGTAGCAAGGCTTGTTGAAGCATTTCACCTCCCATACCTCTATTTTCCATTGACATCCAGTCTTGCAATCTAACTGTTCCACTGGCCAACGCTTGAGTCATTTGTTGAGTGGCCCCAGCCATTGCAGTTGCGTCTACACCAAAACCAGCTGCAACATTAGCAAGCCCTTTTACAAAAGTTACAGAGTCGCCTAGACCAACACCAGCAGCAGTTGCTTTACCTATATTATCAGTCATTTGAGCGAAATTATAAATTGTTTTATCAGAGTACTCGTTAAGTTCTGCTAAAGCAACATTGACGTCATCTAATGTGGTTCCTTTAGATGCGGTATTAGTAAGTATTGTTTGAATGGAGTTCATCTTAGTTTCATATTCTCGATATCCATCCATTATAGGTTCTATAGTTAATGATTTTGCTAATTTCAAACCAGCGTCTACTGCTTTATTAGTTATATTAACAAGAGCCGTTACAGCAGCAACTTCTAACATTGAGAATTTGCTATGTACTTCTTCGACTCCTTTAGATAACGCACCCATATTAACATTACCAGCGGCTTTAGATATAGCATCAAAACCTTTAGTACCCTCTGAGAATTTCAAACTCTCTGTTAATTTCTTCAGAACATTCATTGTTGAACTAGCTGCATTGGTGAATTGAGCATTATCCATCTGCATTTTGACTATTCTATTATCTATACTACTCATACTTTAGTAACCTCCTTCCATATAGAGTCTACCATTTGGTCCATGACACCTTTTATAGCTGGATTAATAAAATCTACTCCGGACACATAACCTCCGTTTCTAGTGCCATGACCATATTGTATAAAAATTACTATTGGAGTTCCGCCACTAGTAGCGCCATTCGTCCAAGTAATTGTTGAACGGGTTGTGCCGGCTGATATTTCATAACCCCAACTACTAGCTGTTTCACCGGTATCTTGAGGGGTCGCTGCGGCTAAGGCATTAACCCCTTGTTTACCGTATCGATTTAATATATCAGTTATAGACATCTTTTTGGCTCTTTCTAAAAACTTAGTTGTGTTTTTAAAGTCCCCAGTACATTTTATTCTAATCATAATTATTTTTAACCTGATGATTGCATAGCTTTACGCCTTGCTGCATTTAATTCTCTATTTCTAGCCATTATTTCTTTTGGTGATTGTTTCTTTGGGGTTTCATTTTTAGCACCACAGACATTTATAAGCGTTAATAACCTATTTAAGTGCCAACGCTCACATTCAAATGGCACATTAAACGAAATCATCCAATAATATATTAGTTCAGACGTCACCACTTCTCTACTACTTTTGTTTTTAGAATTGTTAATTGTTGTCGCTGTCATGGGAGAATTTATATAATCTGCTATTTGGTTTAATTGAGTTCTGGATAACGTTCTTATTGTAAATGGATTTATCACATCCTCATTAATAACCATACATTCAATATACGAATATAGTTCTTCGGCAGTTGGTTCTTTTCTACCTATGAAAGGTTTAAGCCATTTTGATTCCCATTTCGACATTGCAATTAAGGAGTGTTCTAATCGTAGACGCACTCCCGGAATTTCAACAAAGGTTTCAGACACACGGTCGTAGTATTCAGTTGACGCTGTATCTATAACTAACATGAATTAATTTATTAATGATTGTATGAAATTATTAGCTGATTCAGGCTCTGTTACGATTTCCATAAATAGAGCATCGTAAGCGGCTGAGTTCTTAAAGTCCTCTTTCATACGTTCATTCTTAATAAATCTTTTACCGTCCTCAGATTTTTCACCATAAGCTTGAATTATAATATCAGCAAACGTTCTTACTATAGCTGCATTGTCACCAGATTCAACAGCCTCCTTTATAAAGTTTGACATACCGTCTTTCTTACCTAATTCAATCATTGTAAGTTCAGACTTAGATAAGTTAAAGTATAATGTCTCCTCATTTTCATTTCCATTAAAGTCTACGTATTTGATAGTTTTCTTTACCATATTTGTCTCTCCTCATTCATTATTATTTTATTACTTCATTAACCCATAAGTATACGGGAGATAGTTGACCACACTCCTTCATAATTTAATAGTTCTATTGTTACTACATTCATGAGACATTGTATCAACTCCTTTTCATAATCAAACTTAAGAATATTTCAAGTTTGGAATAGGGCCGAATAAACGACCCTTATATCATTTTGACTTCTATGCGATTAAAGCTATTATTTCACCTGGACTTAGTATAGCTGCTTCAGCTTCAGCACTACCAAATAGTTTAGCTTCTATCGTAGCTAACTTAGCAGCATCTAACTTAGTTGAGTTTATTGTTAAAATAGCTGATGGTTCATGACCTTCTATTTCAACAGGAGTAGTAGATACTTCCCAAGAGAATGTGATAGCTTCAGGTGAGTCATTCACTGTAGAGTATGTTTTTTCACTAGGAGCCGCTTGACAACCGTAAACTACGTGAATTTTGTAACCATGTTTATTACCTTTAGTATCATTACCTATAATAGTTTTATACACTAAGCCGAACTTAGTTCTAGTTTGTTGTCCAATAGCAACACCCGTAGCAATCTCAGCACTTCCATCACAAGCAGCAAATTCATCTGGATAAGTATATGCTTCGATTGAGCATGCGAAGTCTTCAGCAGAAGTTAATGATAAATACTTAACGTTATCTGCATAAAGATTGGTTGGTTCAGCACCTGATGGAGATTCGCTTACATTTATAAGCCCATTCCAAGCAACACCTGTGCCGTATGAGCCGTTAAGCATTGGATAAAGAACTCCATTACTGACACCTGTTTCATAAGTTTTTTGACCTTCTTGGTCCCAAATTAATTTTGACATATTAATCCTCCTTAATAATACATATTTATTGCGATGTGAGAAATTCCATCAGAAACAAACTGTCTGTCGAATTCACACTCGTCTAATTTTAATAAACGGTCAGCTATTATACTGTCCGGGTTTTTATCAATCACTGTTAGATTGTAATAGTAATCTTTTTTATAGCAAGTATTATCAGCTTTAGTTTTTATTATTTTACTGCGGGTATATACTATAGCCGGATATTTTATAGTAGTATTACTAGGTGGTTGAAAGTAAACATTAGGTGTTAGTGTTTGTAAGTATTTTTGTAACGCTATTCTATTGTTCATTATATAATCCTCCTAAAGTTAAAGTTATTCTAGGAGTCTCTATTTCAATCGCCGTGACATACCATTTTTTACCCATATAAGTTGCATATTTTATATAACTACAGTTATCATATATAAATGCATCTGCTAAAATACTAATACTGTTACTTATACTTATAGTCGGATTGACGGATGTTGTTTGTTGGATATTGGTTTTGTTCTTAATGACGTCTCCATAGTATTCTCGTTCAGTAATCGTGGATTCCCAAACACCCGGATATGCTTCGACGTCTATAGCATATCCAACATACCCATGGTATCTAGCCATTTTGAATTATTCTAAATCCATGTCTTCGCCGTCATCAACATATTCATTGTCTAAACTCGTAGCTATTGGGGTAACTACATTTTCAAACACCATCGCTGAATAAGGAACTGTTAAAGATCCAGAACATCTAGTTTCGATTAGGAATTTTTGTTGGTTGTAATCTATGTCGAAATCATCGAACATTGTCACTTGACCACCTTTGTTAGTACCAACACTATAATCTTTTAAATTTACAAATATTGCCATTACTTTATGAGTTTTTGAATCCTCAGTTTTTCTAACTAAGTCAACCATTTCATTTATAGTAACTATATTAGAAACTCTTAATACAGATTTAAGTTCATCAAGACTCTTGTATAGTTTTCTACCGTTAGTATCTTCTAGAACTAATAATTCTGATACTAAATCTTCAGGAGCATACATAGTTAAATTTCCGCTACCACGATAATTCTTTCTTTCTTTTATAACCGAGTCTATAAAATTCTTATATAAATTACCAGTTTCATTCGGAACTTCTACTTTTATAGTATAAAAATCCTCATCGTTGTATATTGGTCTTATACAAGTTTCATCAATTTTATAAGCATCTTCTGAGGTTCTACCGTCACCTAACATAATAGCTCTAGCAATCTCTTCATCTAATTTCATTCTTAAAGTTTCCTTTACAAATGATAATACTTCGAAGTCGGTGATATCTAATATATCGTCCCTATCTAATTTACCCTTTTTATATATAGTGTACGGTTCAGTTTCTCTCTTTAATAACGCGAATACATCCTCAGTTTTAAGAGTACCTTTAACGTATCCTTTGGCTCTTATTGACTCTTCAGTAATGTCAGCAAATAGTAATTTAACTCTAGCAAAAGGAAGTTTATTAACTTTACCCAATACATCATTAACCCACTCCACTTTATTAGTAAGGAATGTTGGTTTACTATTAACCGCTTTAAATTCTGGGAATAATTGTTCGATTTCTTTTATACCATAATCAGCAGCATGTTGTAAGAAAGATTCTCTTAAGCTACCATTTTTTTTAAAATCGCCGAATACAACCGCTTCTAATTCATCCCTTTTAAATTTATTTTCCATGATAAATACCTCCTAAATTATTTAAGGAGAGTCGAAACCCTCCATTTTGAATTATTAAACTACGTGTTCAATTGTAATAGCGCTCTTAGGTCTTAATAGTGAACCAGAGCATCTAGTTTCAATTAAGTATTTATGTTGGTTGTAATCAATATCGAAGCCTTCGAATAAGGCAACGTTACCACCTTTGTCAGCACCAACAGTATAATCAACAGGATTAACCACTATACCTAATACATTGTGTGTTTTTAAATCTGTAGTAGTTCTAACTAATCCTTTCATAACTGGCACTGAAACTATTTCTTTAACTCTTAATGTCTTAGCTAAGATGTCAACATTTTCGTAAATGAATCTACCGTTAGCGTCTTCGATTAATAACATATCAGCTAATAAGTCTGGGTGAACATATAAAGATGGAACTCCAGTACCTTCATACTCAGACATTGCTTTTCTAATAGTTTTGATAAACTCTTTAGCTTGGTTACCAGCTGTATAAGTTCCTAAAGCAGCTTTGATAGTATATAAATCAGCATCGTTATATATTGGTCTGATATTATCTTCTTTAATTTTATCATCGCTAGACGCACTTCTACCGTCTCCAATAAGCATAGCTCTTGCTATTTCCTCTTCTAGTTTACCTCTCATCTCGACTTTCATCCAAGCAACTACATCGAAATCAGTGATATCTATAATATCATCTCTATCTAACTTTTGTTTCTTATAGATTGTTTGAGGACTAGTAGTTCTCTTTAATAGAGAGAATACTGCTTCTTTCTTTTCTTTACCCTTAATATAACCCTTAGCTCTCGCTTCGTCAGCAGTTATATCAGCATACATTGTTTTTAATCTTGAGAATGGCGACTTTCTAGTTGCGTTGAAGAATTTAGCAACCCATGTTTGGTCTCTATCAATCATTAATGGTGCAGAGTCAGTATTGTGTTCGTATGGGAATAATTCACCAATGTTTTCTATACCATAGCCAGCAGCATGTTTCATAAATGATTCTTTTAAGCTACCATATTTCTTAGCATCTCTAATGCTAGCTGCTAAAAATTCTGAATGTTTTAATTCGTCACCTTTATTATTTTGGTCAAATACGTTATGTTTCATATCGTTTTCCTCCTCGTCTTCTACATTATCATTATCATTATCATTATCATTATCTTTTTCATTGATTAATTGGTCAGCTATAATAGCCACAACTTCCTTTTGTTCTTCGGACATAGAGTTATATATATCAGCTACTGTCTTTTCTTTCTTATCGACATTTTCATCAGAATGACATAATTCTATATCGTCAGGCTCTGAGTATATTATTGCGGATTCGGAATCTTCTTCTCCATGAACTAGTACCTCTTGAATGCTAGCTCCCGGATTAGCTCCTGCTAACACTAAGCTAAGTTCTCTAATTTCACCGTGTAATACTTTTCCACCATCTTGTTTAAGTTTATTTGCGTAAATTGAAAGTGAGTTTATGTCACCATGAACTACCAAGTTCTTAGCAGTTCTAGCAGTATCAGTATCATTGAATTCGCAATATGCGTAAACACCTACATCAGCATGTTTTAAAATAGCCTTACCAATTACACCATCAGGCCCTTGATGATTGTGATTCCATACTAATGGTATTTGTTGACCATCACAATGTTTAAAAGCGTCTTTGTGTATGGTTCTACCATCAGAACATTGAATTTCGTATTTAGTAGCCCAACCTCCAAAGTCGTAATTATTCATAGTCTTTTTCCTCCTTATCATTTTGAATATTTTCGTCGACTGCGCCTTTTTTAGTTGCTAGCGTTTCGGATGATTGACTTAGGTTTTTGTTTCTAAGTTCATCTGCAGCTGGGTCGGAAGATGGCTTCATTCCGATTAGCTGTCTAACTTCATTTGAAGACATAATTTCGTTTCTTGTAAATTTATCTGCTATTTCAGATATGTCAGAAACCGGAATTAACTTAAACGGGTCTCTGAAGTAAGCCACAGCTTGCTTTTGAGTTCTAGCGGTTTTAGTAAGAAACTTTCTGTGGAACTCTTTCGTAATAGCAGCCATTATCGGTTCTATAATTCTATTATAATAGTTATTCATGGTGTTAGCATCCGCGGTTCCATCCATGATAGATTGAGTTATACCTAATTGAGAGTATAATAAGTTTGTAAGGTATTCAACTTGTTTCATTAAGTTGTTCTCGATAGGTCTATTAAGTTGCGTTACTTGTTCAGTACCATCTATATACGCTACTCCAAATTTATTACCATTAAGTTGGTCTTCAATTTCTTTTCGTCTTTCTTGAGCTTGGGCTTTTTTAGCCTCTGTTTTTACAGCATACGGTAATTGAATTATTAAATCCAAGTTACCTGAACTAGCTTCCTCATCAACATTATCCATTAAACTTAACTTTCGTATAAGTCTTTGCATAGTCGAGTTAGGTTCGTTCATTACTGAATATAGAGGATTTTCAATTATAGCAACAGTGCTTTTAGAAAGAGTTACTTCCTGTTTAAGACCAGTAGCATCATTGTATACCTCTACTCTAACTCGGTCAGGAAACCATTGAGTTATTCTACCAGTTCGCATAGTGTTGATGTCGTATCCGCCGGTTAAGGTCGGGTCTAAAGTAGTATCAACTGGTACTACGGCAACACATCCTTCATCCAACATAGATGTTACAATGTCCTGTATAAAGTTACGACCGGTTTGGTCTATGTTAGCTTCTACTGATAAACAATTGTCTAATCCAGAATTAACGTACTCTTTAAATCGATTATTGTCATCTATTTTGATATGACGTATGTCTATTGCAGAGGCGTCCATTGAAATACGATTATATACTGATGTGACGACAGTTCTTTCGTTACCCCTACTAAACTTAACTCTATTAGGATTATAATAAGAGCTACTAGTATATTGTGTTGGAGACCTTCGCTTAGGATTTTCATCATATGCGAACAGATTCCAAGCATGTTTTAAGGATTGCAATGGATTCACTTAATCACCTCCTATTCAAACGAATCCCTATTTCTCTTATAACTTATAAATGCATCCATAAGAGCTGCTACAGGGTCAATCTTTTGGTCTTTTCTTTGTTTAAGTAATTTTCTATTACCATTGGTGTCTTCTAAAGTTATTGCATTACCCATAGCAAAAGACATTATACTTTCATCAAACAATAATAATCTTTCTTCTGATAACTTCTTTAGTTCACCTAACGGTACCGACTCAGTTTGAGCACCTTGTATTACTTTTTCAACTCCGAAAGGTCCATGTTCAGTACACCAACGTTCAACAAACTCTTTTGCGTTATATGGGTCATACCCAAATGATACAACATCATATTGAGCGCCTTCTATATAAGCATATAAATCATCATAAACGTCAATCATATCTAAAATAGAACCTTCTAAAACTATTAAACTACCTTCTTTTATAAACTCTTGATATTTATAATACAGAGCTTGTGGAAGTTTGTTATAAGTCAATGACGAAATATACGACCTTGACTTAATCCCAAATGTTGAATCACTCAATGGGAATAGGAACACAAACGAGCAGAAGTCATCACCCCTAGATAAATCCCCACCAAGAGCACAAGGCATTTGCCAATATTCTCTTTTCTTATGTGGTATTGTTTCTTCGTAAGAGAAGAAATATGTGTAACCTTCCATAGGAATTCCGAAACGCTTTGCTAGTATATCGTTCCTTGCAGCAGGAGCTTTTTCAGCTCTTTCTACATCTTGTTGATAAACTTCGTAAGTTACGGTCTTACCTAGATTAGGTTGAGCTTTAACCCACATTTCTGGGTTATTGACTTCTTCTATATTATCTAATTTATAATACCAAATAGATACATGAGGGTTGATATACTCACCCTTTAGTATATCTAATAACTCCATTTTGATTGTATCACCTATCCCATTACGGACAGTACCTTCTGAACTAATAGCAACTATTAAATAATCGTCCAACTTAGAAGCACCTTGTTCTATAGCCCCTATAACGTCTTCTCTAGTTTCCCCTGACAACCATTCATCGATTGTCGCTATCTTACATCTAAGACCCTGTAATTTAGATATGTTCATAGGTCTAACTTCTAGTAAAGAACCTGTTAAAAAGTTCTCAATACCCTTTTTAGTTGATACTAACTTAGCTCGTTTAGCTTTTGAGCCAGTAGTATTCTGTAATGAACCTTCAGTTAAGAATTTAAACAAAGGTCCTCTAGCAACAGTTATAGCAGTTCTAAAAGGTGCCATAACCTCTTCAGCTTGTTTCATTGTTGGAGCGGTAGTTATCTGATGAGTTGTTGAAGTATCGATGTTTAGAAAGTAACTCTGAATCAGCTCAGCATAAACTGATTTAGCAGCTCCTCTAGCGACTATCAGATATTGTTTATTTATTAAACGTTTTTTAACTTTTCGTAGTTTGTACCTACCTCCATGACCATCTGGATTTGGTATATATACGCTACGCTCCACAAAGTAGAACCATGAGAGTGCTGATTCAGCCCATAGTTTGAAAGAGTCTAATAAATGTAATTCACTACCATCCGTAAGTGTCATTTCTCTTTCGCAATATTCTATGAAACCATCAATCGCATCACTATCATAGTAAACACCAGGGTTATCTATTAGATCATCTATTCTATTCATTTCCATTGCGATTTCTTTATTCACAGGTATTTCTCCACGTATAACAGCGTCTCTGAAAAGACCATAGTACTTAGGAGTAGCAGTGTTTGATAACATTGTATTAAGACCTCCTTCTGTCTAAAACTCCCATGTCGTTTAGATTTTTATAAATAGTATTTGCTGTGCCAGATAATTTGGCAACTGTATCCATTGTAGATACAAATTTTTCTATTTTTGATTTGGTAGCTTTTTGTTCAGGTGTTGTAAGTTTGATATATTCTTGTTCAAGTTTAAGTCTTTTAACTCTAGCTGTTAATTCCTTATTACTCATTCGTCTATTTTGATTTTTAGAACTTCCTGAGCTGGATTTACTAGGAACCACAACAGAACGCCTTCTAACACCCCAACGCATACCTAAAACGCCGTAATGAATTAGACAATCATTGTTCATCGTTTATCACCCCCTTATTAGTATTAAGGTTACATATACGCCACTCCTGTTCAGCTAGTATACTATTTAGTGATTGTAATGCCGCTGAACTAGCCGGAGGGTCGAATATGAGTCTAACCTTTAATCCAATAAAAGTTTTAACCATTTCGCAGTCGCTTCTACCATTTAGGAACTCGTCCCATGTTGTAGTCTCGTCTATTACTGGAGTTTTATCAGCTTCTTGTAACCCTAATTGAGATAGCAACGCTATTACTGAATTTGTGAGTAGTATTAAATCAGTGTCGAATGCATCATCCAACTTAGCTATACCAACCATTTTCTTTATAGTCTGTAATATGTTATTCATTTGTCACCTCCTATTTCTTCCAAGGACATGTATCATTTTTAGTACGTTCCATTGGAAGCGATTGCTGTTTAGTACCGTAATGTATATAGTTATGACTTTCTAAAGATACTGTTATAAGATTGTCCATACTAAATAAACATGGATTACAATCGATAATGTCTTGTTCCGTGATAGGATTTATGTGATGTACTAAAACATTCTTCATTGACAAATAACATCCATCAATTCCCAAATCACAACCAAGGTCCCTTGCTATAACAGCACTTCTTACTTTCTTCCATTTGTAAGAGGTGTATAATTTTTGGTTAAGCCATCTGGAGTTTCCAAAGGTTTCTCGACCAATTTTGTCACCAATATATAAATATTCAAGACGTTCTTCAAAAGTTTCTAATCGGCTTAATTCACTAAAAGTCTTCTTCATCATCGTCCCCATCACTAGACATTTGACCAGCATATCGTCTCATTGCGTTAAGAGCTTCACTGTATAATTCCTCGACTCTTTTCTCTGATTTCAATGCTTCTGTCTTAGCTTGTATTAATTCTTTTTGCTCTTTTAGTATTTCTTTTTCAATTCGCTCTTTTGTGGAACCAATCTTTAAAAAATGACTAATTACTTGTGATGAGGCTGTACCTTCTACCATCTGTTTTTCGGCTAAATTTATGGCGAGAGCCACTAATTGGTCTTCTCGAGACTCTGGGGTTAGTCCAGGCCTTATACCTCTCTCTTTCATAATACTTATCTCCCCTTTATTACTAGTTTTTATATATTTCCATAATACTTTAAGAAACACACGATACCTATTAGATCGTGACTGGGAAAC